GTATACGATGACTCTCCGGTGCCACCGTTGGCTTCGGTGATCGGCGTACCAAGATAGCCCACGATGTTTGCCACCGTGAGTTTGTAGTTCGCGCCAGATCGAGCGATAACCGTCTCGTCCGTAGCCTGTGCCGGTGCGCCTGACGATAATGCAGAGATTTTGGTGTCAGCCATTTTTAATCCTCAATCCTTCAGGCAACACTAGTGGTGAAGCGATGAACTCGTCTTTAGCCTCGTCGTATGTGAAGCCAATACCAGCGAACACGCCGCGGAAGCTTGCGTTGTAACTCGTCTGCACCCAGCGACCGCCAAAGAGGTTATGGCAAAACTGAACGCCAAGCTCCTCGCGCTCGTCGCCGTTGTCGATCAATACGTCGTTACTGACAACGATGACCTGTGTGACAACATTGTTCTCGTCAAGTTTTGCGAAGTGTGCCATGCGTCACCAAGTGATCGAGCCGGAGCCGGTGAACTTGTAGATGCGGTATCCACCAGCGACCGTGTACGTCGGAGATCCAGTCGTTGCCGTAGCAGCAGCGAACGTATCAGCGTAGCGAAGAATGACGATGCCGGAGCCGCCTGCCGCGCCATTGTACGGCGACGAGACTGGCCCACCGCCGCCACCGCCGCCGCCAGTATTAACAGTTCCAGCAACGGCAGCCGTAACTGACGGAACTTGATACCGGCCAGCGCCACCACCGCCTGCACCGCCGGAAGCAATGCCTCCTTCGCTTCCACCACCGCCGCCACCAGCGTAAGTAACCGACGATCCAGAAATAGAAGAGGCTGTGCCGTTACCGCCACCGCCGCCTGTACCCGGGGCAGCCGCGTTTGCCCCAGCAGCGCCAGCGCCACCGCCACCGCCGCCAACGCGAGAAGTAGCATTATCCGTCCACCCAGAACCGCCATTATTACCTTGGCTTGGGGATACAGATGGGGTATTTCCTGTGCCGCCTGCTGCGCCCGGGGAGTCGTATGTTCCACCACCACCACCCGATCCGCCATTTGAACCCGGCTCACCTCTGTTGGCCGGCCCGGGAGCAAAGTCACCGCCTGCGCCACCACCTGTAGATGTAATAGTAGAAAAAACAGAATCAGTTCCGTTTGCAGAACTACTGCCGCCTGCACCAACGGTGACCGTATAACTAGTTCCCGCGCTTACCGAAAAACCTGTTCCAGTACGAAAACCACCAGCGCCGCCACCGCCACATCCAGCGTAGCCGTTTCCACCCCCGCCACCACCCGCAACAACAAGGTACTCAACAGCAGTTGGAGCAGCAGGAACGCTCTTCCCGAGCATTGACTCACGGGTGAACGATCGACCGCCAGCTCTCGGAAAGGATCTTCCGATCGTGCGCATGGTTAGTACGTCGGCGACGGGATACGCAGGGCGACAGCGTACACAGCGGTCGCAGTCGCAATGTTTGCGCGAATCTCACCAGCGCCAAGCTCGAAGATGCCGCCACCGTCAGCGGTCAGCGTGACATCCGTGCCGACATCCTGCGCAGTGCCGTTTGGGCCTTTGCATTGCAGCTTCACGGTGCCGCCGCCGAAAGTCGCCTGTACGCGGAACTCGCCGCGGCCACCCGGCCACGGGAACCAGTTGCCAGTGGCGCTTGCGTTTGATGCGAGATTGATTCCTACAGCCATGATGGTCTCCGATTACGCGATTCTGTTGATGTTCGCGATGACAGATGGTGTGACAGGTCTAGTGGGTGAAGTCTGTGCAGCCGTGAAATCCAGAGTGACCGCTACGTTCGGCGTTGACCACATCACCTCGATGTAGTCGCTGGCAGCCAACTGAAGCGTGAACACAATCGTCACGACAGCAGTACCGGGAATGCCGCCGCCTTGGTCCGGAACCGTTGCATCGGTATTGGAATTAGTCAGGTTGCTGCCGTTTTTGCGCAGCCAGAAACTCGCGATGTGCGATGAGCTGTCGGTGTTCTTCAACAATAGGTTGAAATCGAACTTGTAGATGCCAGCTCTGGTAACGGTGATTCGGCTGTTTGATACAACCGAGATACCACTTGAATAGTCGGTCGTTCCCAAAAGAACAGCGGTAGCTGTATTGATAACAGCAGTCTGATCGGCAAGGCTCGAGAACGCGCCGTAGTCGTTTTCTGTAATCCGGCCAATCGGCACGATGCCAACCGTCAACTCGCCATCCTTGCGCACCGACCACTTGCTCACGCCGCCGACTTGTAGATCGTCGAGCAGCGACGCAGCAGCCGAGGCGGTATCCGTGACGTTGAACACGCGAGCCTTGAACGTCGTCAGCACGTTGTTCCAAGTCGCAGACAGCGCACCGATCGACTTGCCAACGATCGCAGCCGCGGTCGCCTTCTTGGTCTCTACAGATCCGGTGTCGTTGATCGGCAATACGTCAGCGGCAGGATCGATCGAATCCTGCGCGAGAGACGTTAGCGCCGATATCTTCTTGGTCGCCATTACATCATCCCGCGAGCGCGCTTCGCAGCCTCATCCTTGCGTTTGGCAATCATCTGGGCAGCATTCATCTCGCCCTGCTTCATGCCTTCTTCCATGCCTTGGGCAGCGCCTTTCTTCTTGCCCTTCTTGTACAAAGCCTTACCGGCCATAGCCATTGCGCCCATTAGCCACCTCCAAGCAAACGCGAAACCGCAACCGAACCAGTCTGCTGACTGCCCGGAGTTGACATAATCGTAGACGCGCGGCCACGGCGACGAGCCATGCGGCGCTGCTCAATGCGCGAGAGCTGCGCTTCATCCACCGTCGGAGGCGGGGGCGTCGGCTCGACCTTGGGCATCTTCGGCTTAAAAAGACTTGACATCTGGCGCTCCTTTCGGGTTGCGCAAGTAGTCTACCCCAGCACCCTGTAGTCTGCTACTGCCACTTGATGGCTCGGACGACGCGCCTGTTCCGTACCGCGGAACGGCTTGCGACCCTTCGCGAGATATCGGAATGCGTCTGCGTAGTGGCTCGTCCAATCGTGCAGCGGCTTGTCCTTGAACCGCTGGAGCTTGTCGTCGTATTCGCGCCTGTACTGCCGCAGGGCGTCGAGAGCGCGAGTCATACGGGACTTCGCCTCGTCTGCCGATTCGCCCGGGAACGGATCTGGCGCGGTATTAAACTCGGTCGCAGGCAACATCATTCGCGCAGCCTGTATGCCGTCGTCCACCGAGTCGCGCTCGAGGATGCGAGGCTTGAGGCCGTAGCCAGCAGCCACCTGTACTCGAGACTGACCGCTGCCCCATTCCTGCACAGCACCGTCGTGCGGCCAGATGTGATCGCCATAAACGTAATCCATCGCGAGCAGCTTCTTGACGTACCACTCGAGCCCGACGCCGGAGCCCTCGAGCACGTTGATGATTCGCACCTTGTGACCGATGAGCTGGTAGAACCAGATGATCGTGGAGTCGCCGACACCGATATCCCACGCCGTGCCGACAGGCTGACCGATAACGTGCGGGAAGTCGCCGATCCTGCCGTTGGCCTCTGCGCTGCGGATCAGCTCCGAGAGATATGCGCCCGGAATGTCTGCGTCAAAGTCGCAATAGTATTCCTGCCGGATGATCGCTTCGGCTTCCTTGTCGCCGCGCTCCATGCGCAGCTCTTTGCGCTCACGCTGGATGGTCGCGATCGGGATCGACTTCGTATCCTCGACGGTGAGCACTTGACCGAACCAGTCAGCATCCTGCTTGGCGTACTCAACCAGCCGAGCAAAGTGATTCCTGCCGCGTGGTGTCGAGATGAAGATCGCCCAGCCGCCGTTCTCTGCAAGGATCGGACGCAGGAATGCCCACGCATTCGGATCGGCCATCGCGTACTCGGAGAACACGACACCGACCGGAGGCGAGCCGACGAGGCTATTGTAGTTGTCCGAGCCGACGACTTGCCATGTCGAGCCGTTGCGGAACCGGATAAACATATCCTGCTCACGAGTGCTCTCGCGCAGTTCTGGCGGGAATGCGTCATCGATGCGCCGCCTGCCGGTGTGCGGGTTGACCGCGTCCCAGATCGCCTTACGCGATTGGTTGGCCTGCGGAAGCATATGCCACACAGATCCAACCCGGCGCATCATGGACACCGCTGCCCAATGCAGGCTGATGTCGTCCTTACCCGAGCGTCGATGCCATGCCAGAGCGAGGCGCTTGGTGCCGCCTTCGAGCGCGCGCCATGCCGGTACTTGGTAGTGACGGGGCTCCCAATCGTTAGCTGGGAGAATTATCTTCGACATCCGTGAACCGCTTGACGACGACCGTCAAACCGACTTCGCCCTTGTGCTCGAGATCCAGCTTGTCACCGTATCGCTTGGGCAGGAACTTGGACGCGAACCACTTGCGAGCATCCAGCTCGACCCGGGCTTGCTGTGCGTCGATGACGCCGGAGCGCATATCCTCGATGACTTGCTCGGCTTTCTCCACCTGATCCTGCGCCAGAGCTTCTAATGCGCGCGCGTAATGGTCGCCCGAATTGACTCTCAAAGCCGTCGTTCTGAACGTCGAGCGGCTGATTCCCACTTCCGCGCAGGCCGATCGCTCGGACATTCCGTCCTCGATCAGCTCTAGTACGCGCCGGACTTGCTCGGCTTTATCCATCAGCCCTTACGCTTTGCAGCGCCCTTCTTGGCAGCAGCCGATCGCTTCGTAGCGTAGGCGATCGCGACAGCCTGTTTGGTCGGTCGGCCAGCCTTGATCTCGGTGCGGATGTTTTCGCGAAAAGCTTTAGCAGAGGATGACTTAATTAAAGGCACGGTCACTTTCCTTTATTACGCGCGCTGATCGCCCGGGCTTTCGCTCGAGCATCTTCCTTGCTGCTAGCACCCCATGCGCGCAGAG